ATTCCAAAAGTCTTTGTCTTCTGGGTCAATCATATTTGAAGCAAGTTCTTTTTCTAATTCAGATACAGCATGTCTAATTTGTTTTACTTTAGATTCTCTGACCTCTGAACTTAGTTTTTTTAACTCTGGTGCAAACTCATTAAGTCCCGTTAAATATCTAGCAATACCATTTATCTCTATGCATGCTAGTTGTTCTTGATGAGTTACTCCGTCAAATAAGCTTAAACCATAATTCTCTAAGCCCATGTTTTCAACTCTTTTATCAAAGTATGGTTTGATTGTTACCTTTGATGTTGTAGCTGTTGTTGGTGTTTCCACCATTGTAAAGTTTTCTTTTTTCATTTTGTTGGTTTTATATTTTTAAAAAAAAGGGGAGAGCTAAACCCTCCCCTGATAATTATTACTAATCTTAGAATGATCCTCCAGTGATTGGGTTTCTCATTACAATTTTTAGAACTTTAGTTGGGTCTTTTACCCATACAGCTGGCATTGTTTGAGACATCATTACTCTATAACCATTGAACTGTCCAGAAGACTGGAATCCTTGGCTACGTCCCATGTAGTCCATTGTACCATTTTGATACCACCATTTCAACTGATTGTCCCAAGATAACTTCAATAAGAAGATGTTATCATTAGTGTTATCAGTGATGTCAAAGATGATAAAGCTGTAAGAAGATAATGGGAAACCATCAATGATTGGGTTCTCAATATCATTTGTGTTAACATTATCAAATGCTGGGTTAAGTACAAACTTAACATTAGCTAAGAAAGGAATCACATAAGAAGTGTAAGCAAAACCAAAGTTAAGATCCATTCCTTGACCAGTGATTGCACCTATATCAGCAGCTTGAATTACAAGACCTGAAGATACAGCTTCTTTCTTAATAGCTTCATTAACCATTCTCATTCCACCCATACCAGTTTGGACAATTAATTGTCTTTGTGGATCTGGCCCTTTAAACTCAACTTTTCCATTGAAGAAGTTGTAGATTTCAGAACGGAATAAATCAAGGTTAAAGTTATTCTTGTTGTATACTCTTTTGAAAGAGTTATCAAGTTGTTGCCAAAGACCAACAGATAATCTTAAATCATCTGGCCCATCTTGTCTAACTCTACCACCTTGTCCCCACATTAGGTAAGACTCGATGTCATTTGCTACTTTAGTTAAGTGAGCAGCTTCCATATTAGTAAGGAAAGATCTAGAAAGGTCACCATTATCAAATGCTCTCTTTACTTTATCTTTACCCATTACTTTTACCATATCTTCTAATGAAGCTATAGAAGGATCCATACTGTCACCTGAAGTTCTCCAGATTTCAGTTACTGGTACAGTACCATCAGCATTCATTCCACCTTTGATCATAAGATCAGCTCTAGAAGAAACTGAATAGTGAACATGAGCTTCAGCTCCTCCTACATAGTTGTAGAATTCACGGAAACCTGTTCCTGTTGTGATGTCAGAAAATCTTTCACCATACTCACCTCTTGCAGAACCTTTTCTAAAGTACTTAGTTCCTTTTGCTAAATATTTAGCAGCAAAAGTTGCAGTATTGTTATTATTAACCATCTGAACTGTGTAGATAAATCCATCACCTGTAGGAAGAATATCCTCATCAGTAATGTAAAGTTCAGCTCCATTGTATTTGTCATAAGTGATGATATCACCATGACCAAATTCTCTGTCACTAAGCTTGATACGGAAAGTAGTACCATCAGCACCTCTTGTATCTGCTTTAGCAGGATCAATATCCTCAATTATATAAGGAAGATCTCTAGATACAGGTGTTTGCCACTTATACTCTCCACGAGCATTATCTACTTCAATTACATTTTTACCACCAAAGCTAGACATTTGATAAAGAGGCATTTCAACTTTCTGAGCCATTGCCCATAAGTCCACTGGACCTAGATCCATTGGTTCTGCATCCTTCAACATGTTAACCAAGTGGTAAGAGTCTACGTGTGAACTTGCATTGTAAGCTGTATCCCGTAGAAAGATACCATTGTTTAAAACTGGAGTTGCCATTTATTATTTGTTTTTATTGTTTACTAATTTAAAATCTTTTGAACATATTGTTCTTTCTTTGTACTGTTGGTTTTCTTGTTTGTTTTCTTCTACTATTATTTGATTTAGAATCTTGAATAGTTGAAGAACTAATTTTTTGAGACTGTGCAGTTTTTAATTGCCTTACTGTTTTTTCTACTGCTTTTTTAGATCCTTGATCTTTTATTTTATTTTTATAACCATCTGGATCAGAAAGTAACCATAAAGCTTCAGCAATTAAATCATGCCTTGGTTCTACAAACTGATATTTTTCAAGAAGATGTCCTAATAAATTTGTAGGCTTTCCTGAAATAGAAGGATAGTTAGGTTGAACTAATCCTGAATATAAATGATTCTGAACTTTTCTATCTAACTTAATATCTCCTAATTTTCCTTGTGAAAGAGTATTATACACATTATCCATGTATTGAGCAGCTGCTTCTTCTTGTTGAGCTTTCTTTTCTTCTTGCTCTGCTAATTGGTGTGCAACAATTTTTTCTTGCATCTTATCTAACTTTGGCTTAAATTGATTAGCTTTTTTAGCTAATCTTTCTGTATCAGCCCAAGTTTCTATTTCTTCTTCAATTTCTTCTGCAGTTCCAAAATTTGTAGCAGTAAGATATTGTCTTGCAATCTCAGCATGATGTGCTTCATTATTAGGATCTAATTCCATAACTTCTTCAACATGTGAAAGAGTTCTAAATAGTCCTTTTAAATCTGTACCACCATCAGCTACATATTTTGCTGCAACTTGAAGTTCAGAAGGAAGAGAATTAAAAAACTCTTTAGGAGTATCTTGTCTAATCTTAGCTTCTCTTTCTTGAAAGTTAGCTTCAAACAGTTCTCTGAAGTCTTTAGTAGTATATTCTTCAATTGGTTTATCATCATCAAAACCAAAAAGAGTACCCTCCTCAATCATTTTATTAGCTAAGTCAACTAAACCACTTTTATCAGTTTTAGGTCTACCTGTTTTAGCCTCTCCTGTTTCTTCTTCAGTAATTGCATCATCTAATTCAGCTAATGCTTCTTCTACTACTGAATCAGGAGTAGATTCAATCTTCTCTTCAGCTGTCATCTCCTTTTTAGGAGTTTCAGTTGTAGTCTCAGTCTTGTCAATGAACGCAGTGTCAAATTTTTCTGGTTTAGAAAAAATTGACTTTGGTTTTCCTCTTCCTCTTCTGTTGGTAACATTACATTTTCTGCACCTACATTACCAAAGATTTCATCAATATTTACATCTACTTCTTCTACCTGTGTAGAGTCCTGTACTTGAGTTTCCTCATTTAATTCTTCTGCCATTTGTTAGTTTTTTGTTGGTTATTACTTTAATATAAGAAATAAATATTAAAAATTTAAAATTCTATAAAAATTTTTAGTTAATTTTTTGCATTATATAGCTATTTTAGTTTTTTAAATATTTTTTCAAGCTGTTTTATATAAAATTCTCTTTCTTCAGATCTTACCAAAGAGATCTCTCTTATAAAGTTTTCTCTTTCAGTATGACATTGATTTAAGAAATGCTCTCTTTCTTTATGCCATTTTTCTCTTTCTTTAGAAGATCTCTCAGATAATTCTTCTATTTTTCTAAGAAGCCACCTTTCTCTAGTAATAGCATATAGAACCCATATTCCTAATACTCCATACTGTGTTAATATTTCAAAAGTATCCATTACTTCTTATCTTTTTTAGAAGGTTTTACATCATATTTATTTTTATTTTCTCTTGCAATTTGTAATTGTTTATCAGCTATTTCTCTTTGAGCTTGAATTTTTTGTTCTTCAATACTCATTTTTTGCTGATGTTTTGTCATATCATTACTTTGCTTTTGTCTTTGTAATTGAGTTTGTTGCTGATATTGTTCAGTTTTTCTAATATCATCCATTGCATCTTTATAATCAGATTGCATATTTTTATCAATATCAACCATAGAACCATAACCAGCAGATTTAATCTCAGCAATAAGAATATCTTTTTGTCTATCTTTTTCTTTTTCTGCAGCTTGAGCATCAAGTTTCATTTGTTCTTGCTGTTGTTGAGCTTGAATTTGTTGCTGTTGCATTTGTTGCTGTTGCTGCATCTCAGCTTCTTTTTGTTTTTGTTGTTTTTCTTCAGAAGATTTCATTGCAGTATTAAGTTCAGCAATAGAATCAGATTGAATAACTTTTCCTAAATCATATATAGAAGCTCCAGTAGTATTATTTTGAAGAGCCATTTGTTTTAATTGTTCTAAAATAGATCTATGATTTGCAGTTGTTGATATAAATATATTAAGTTCTCTCATTAACATATCTGTACCATTTATTTCAAAGTTTACTTTTTCATCTGCAGATGTTATATAAGTTAATCTTGCAGAAGGTTTTGTACTATGATAAAACTGAGCAAGGTCTGTTCTCATCTGATGAACTCTTGGCATTAAATAATCACAGTGCTGTATAAAGTAAGTTTCTGTTTGAGCATATGATGCATTAACAGCTTGCTCTACACCTGTAGCAGTTTGTTGAGATATCTGCTGACCCATTCTTTGTGGATTAACACCTATCACTTCATATGCTTGTTGTTTAAAGTAATTAGATAACTGGATTCTAGACATAAGTCTGTTAGTCTGATCTAGATCTAATTTTTGGAAATGCTGG